ATATTTAATTAAACAATAAACTCATTTACCAATATTTTTATCAACATTCATTGTATTTAAAATATAATTTACAAATCTGCTGATATCAGGATTATTAGATTCACATCATACGATATGTCCATTATCAGATACTTCACAAACGTCATCAGTATAAGTTCTAACGATTGCAGAAACAGCCGAGTCATTACACATAGTATCAATTAACTGATATACTTTGTCTCTTGCATTTGAAATTGAAGTAAATTTATCAATCTCGGAAATATCAAGTCGACTCGTTAAGCCTGCCTCAATGATATTATCTATTAATACTTTATTAGTATCAATATCAAGTTTAGTTGTGGAATCCAGTACCACTGGTTTTGCCTGATTGCCGATCAGGGAACTTTTTGACTTACTTGTTTTTTTCTTTGTTTCAGCCATGATTTAGTCTCCTTATAATTTACAGCACAAATATACCATCCGATATATCTTGCAAAAATTCATATTCATCTTTTTTTTGACGTCTTTTTTCTTTTTCAGTTTCGTCAAGCTCTTGATAGGTGCTCATATAAATTTGTTTTAGCTCATTTTGATAGTCTATAACAAGCTGCTGCCTATCTTTATTTTCATTATTTAGCATGCTTACAGTTAAAGCTGCATCAATATTATCGCCATAATTAACTGCATATTCTTCAGCATTTTGTGAAGCATTTCATAAGGCACCAACAACAGCATCGATTTGGTCTTTAGAACCAGATTTACCTGCATCAGGGTGCTCGATGTGTCCATCTGATAATCTTTCAAGTCCGAGAACTTCTTCAGTTAAGAAGTCGCACTTTTTATAGACTTTCAAACGTAAGTCTGTCATTGTGGTTTTGAAGTAAGCATATTGCAATTGTTGGTGTGTTTTATTATCAACACGGTCGACTGATACGGTCTTAACTTCAAAGCCATCAGCTTTTAATTCTTGCTGCATCATTGGTCCACCCCAAGTATCGCATGAAATGCCTTTAATAGCAAATCCTTGGTCTCGTAGCCATCTAATAAAGTTTCTATGTTTCGCAAAGCTGATTGAATAACCTTTAGGAGCTTTAATAGAGACTGAGAATGCAACTCTGTAATACATTTCTCTTGTGATGTCTTCACCTTCAATACTTGGACGTTTGCCTTCAATTCAGACACCGGCAATACCGGTTTTGTCACCTTTGCCTAAAGCGCCTGAAGACATATCTAGGTGAATCCACATCGGTCTTGCACGTCATTCATTTGGAATTTTGCTTAGATCGAAGAAATTTGCATATTGATTATGATCATCTGGATTATTGCCAACCTCGATGATTTCTTTGACAAATGGATTTTCATAGTCTGTCTTAATTGCATTCCAAGACAAGCCAGAAATATATTTAGTTGCACTTGCTGTAGAAATACCAGCGATATCTGTTAGGGCTAATTCGATGTTATCTTTGAATTTTTCTAAGTAGCCGCTTGGGACATCGATGATTTTTGTATAGCCTTTTTCTCTATAAACTGATTCATCAACGCCTTCTGGGATTAATTCATTTGGAAGAATTCTATCGCCAACGGCGACTTTAAACCATTTGCCTGTTTGTTTTCTGCTATCAACGACCCATTGAGGTTCATCGATAACTAATGTTGTTTTTGACTCACCTTTTTTCTTAGTTTCGATATAGTCATCTAAGAAGGACTGATCTGAAGCCTTAGAAGAGGCAATAATATTTAATGTTGGTAAGAAGTCTCCACGAAGGAAACGAGAAGCCATACGAGCGTCGACTTGAGAAATGATTTGTTTTAATCTTGCTTTCTGTCTTTCAACATTTGCACTTCTGGCATCGAAGTTAACTTCATCCGAGAAGTTACAGAACAATGCACGACCTATGATCTGATTGTTTGAGGAAGCACAAACAAATTCAATATGTTTGTCTGGCACAAATATCATGTTAGTTGTACCATGCATTTCGCCATGGCTCATAAATCAGTCACTAGATAATATCAATTGGTTCAATTTATCAAGAGCAACACCTTTTGCGTTTTCAATGGTGATGTTCATCAATGAAATTGTGATTTTATCAATCGGTTGCATACCATAATATAAGTATGGGTCTTTCATGCAAAGTAATCTATATAACATATATAGTTGACAAATAACTGCACACGTCGATTTACCTATACCAATTGAGCCCGTCAATATCAACGTATTATAGGCTGTTGTTATATTATCAGGAAATATTTTTTCAAGTGTTTTTTCTCAGTAAGGGAATAAAGTAAATCGTCCATCTTTATCGTATAAACCATTTCCTAAATATTTTTTATTATGCAAAAAAGTATGAATATCTACTGGAATTTCGTCAAAGTCACCATATTTGAGCTGCTCTAATGTCTCGGATTCGCCCTTATCGGCGATTTCTTTTAACATTTCAACTGCTCATTTACGTTCTTCTGGACTAAGATTATCTAAAGCAGATAAATCAATATTTGGCATCTTGGCCTCTGGTACGGTAATTTCTGGAATATTTATATTTAATTTTTCTGACATAATAAGTATATAATATATAATACAATATTTTAATTATCTTCTTAATTTTAGTTTTCTGTAGCTTTTGATAAATTAAATTAATACTTGTTTTCGTTTTTATCTCAAAAAGTTACATAATATTGATTATTAGCATTAGGACCATCTTCATCATAGACTTTGCCTAATTTTTTATATAAGTTAATTGCACCATAGTTATCTGCATCAACAAAACAATAAATTAAATCAAATTCATTTTTATAACGGTCAATTAAGTCTTTAACTACTTTTGTTCCATAGCCTTTGTTACGATCTAAAATCATAAAATTACCAAAGCCAAGAACTTTATTATAGCCAGCTATATCATCATATTCCTCAAAACTAATATATCCAACTAGTTTATTATCGATATAAATTTCTTTGCTGCTGGCCATTATGCTATCTTCAGACTGATTACCTCAGCCACCAAGAATCTCCTTAGCTGACTTTTTATAACTATCTAAATTAGAAATATTTTTATAAATAATACTTTCTATCAAGCAAAGCTCTTCAAATAATGCATCTGTAAAATGTTTCATTATGCCTCTTCCTTATTAGCTTGTATTTTAAATTGTTTAAGATAGTTTTTACCATAATTATTTTTTACATAATCTAATGCAAATTTTATATCTTGTTGAACTAAAATTTTAACATTATTAGCTAGGAGGCACCCCTGTTTAGCTTCAAATCTGCCATTTAATTTTTTATCATATGGACAAGTAAATTTATTTCTTTTTATAAACTGATTGCCTTTAATTTCTATAATATTTCCTTTATACTTAAAATCAGGAATACAATAATATATTTTGTTATTATAACTATATGATAATTTTATTGGACACCTCTCAATTTCTTCATTGTGATCTTTCGCATAAATTCAAAGCGCAAGCTCTCAAGAAGAATCAAATGTAGTATTATCATATTTATATTTTTTATGCGCCACCTTATTATATTCAATAGATTGACAATAGTAATCTACGCCATATTTTGCTTGACATGTAATATTTGTTTTTGTTAAGTAATCAGTAGTTTTTGTATAGTTTTCATTACCATATCTATCTAAGCAAGTTTTTTTAATTTTATCTTTAATCTCTTCCGCTTGAAATGGATTCTCTACCCCATATTTTTCTATATTAGTTTGCTTAACTTTACTAGAAATTAATTTATTTTGCAGTGGGCTTTTTACACCATATTTAACTATATTTGTAATAGTTGCTTTTTCTCTATTATTATAGGTAGCACTGCCATATTTAGCAATTTTTGTCAGCTTTTGTTTACTAATAGCTTTGGCACGCTCTTCAGCTGACTTGTTTAAATTTGTTATTTTTGCTTTGTTTATAACTTCAGGTACTTGCATACAGTTTTCAACACCATATTTCTTTAAGCAACCAGCTTTTGTTGCTTCAACATTTAATTTTTTTACAACTTCAGCTGAGTGCTGCTCTATTCCATGCTTAATAAGTATTTTTTTAAGCTGATGCCTACTTTGTAAGCTAAAAAATCTAACTGTATCATTCATAGATTTTGGAGTTAGATAATAGCTTATTATCTCTAATTCAAGGCTATTATTTATTTGCATCTTTAATTTCATCATCCTTATTTAATACTTGATTTTGTTTTAATTTTTCTTTCTCAGCAGCTGGGTTTTTATTAGAGCCTTTTTGATATTTACCTCTATTTCTACCGTATTCATTGATGGCATCGATTAAGCCAGTTGAAGAATCTAAATATTTTTCATCACCAACTAAATCTTGTTCAACCATTTCATCTGCAGGAACGCCATAAAGCTTTGGAAAGATTACTTTTAAGAATGGCTTTTGTAGGTGCTCTTCTGCATAGTGAACATAATTATTTATAACTGAAGCTACCTTTAAAAGTCAGTCCGCATTATTTAGCACCAAAAGTACATGCTTGCAGCCTCTGCCTTTATCATCATTTGGATTTCTGATTCCTTTGCCCGGACCTGGATCACTTGCTGTATCATCGATAGATACATTGTTTACGATGTTTCAGTGAGCAAAACGATATTTATAGTCGTCACAGTTACATTTAACATAAATATTTTGAGTGTTAAATATTTTAGTTAAAGCTTGAATAACAGTTTTATATTCAAATTGATTTTTATTATTTTTAATATTTTTAGCAATTTCAGCAATAACACCTTCCATTTTTACAGAAACAGTATAGCTATCAGTTTCACCTTGCACTGGAATATGAATAATTAAAGTATCTTCCTTAAATAATTTATTCATGTCGATTTGGTTATATTGTTTAACTGTTTTAGCAATATGTGAATATTTTTTTCTCTCAAATCTGTTTTTACCACGAGATTGGTCTCTATATGGTCCGACACTTCTTGATTTAGACACCAACATATTTCTAGTATCTTCTGTTAAAACTCTTTTTTTAATACTAATAATTTCTGGTTTAACAACTCCGATAGTGGGGTTTCCAAATTCTTTTGTCAAGATAGAATCATATCCATTTTCAATTAGCTTATTTGCAAAATAATTTGATCGTACAAATGTATATAGTTTTAATATATACTCAGAAGAGTAATCATATTCAGCTGCTATTTTTTTAAGTTCTTCTCTTACTTCTGCTTCATTTAAATTTAAGTCTTTTATAATTTTTAAAGCTGTTGGTGTAAATTTAAATGGAGGAAGGAGTGGAAGTAACTCAAATATTTTACCATCAGTAGAATTTATTATATATGGTTTTTGTGCAGCTATGGTACAGCTATAGATAATTGGTCCAAATTTTTTTGCATAGTCTAAATTAGTCGTAAATCAATTTAAAACATGATTAAAATTATCAATATTATCAGTTGTACCGTGATATCAAATAGTTGCCATATAATCACTCCTTTAAAATAATTCTCAGTATAATTTAGCAAATAGATTTAATAAAAATAAAATAAAAAGCCCTAAATTGGGCTTTATTTCAGTAGACTTTTATTAGTTAATTTTAATTTTGCCTGTGATATTAAGTTTCAATGATGGAATGCCTTGATATGACATCTTGCTGTAGTCATATTTACCACTAGATTTAGAAACATATTCAACTCAAGGCATACGTCTTAAATTTGGAATTATGAAGTTTGCATCTTGTTCATTTATATTATGAAGCTCAAATATACCATTTGGATGAACAATTGGTTGATCATGTGCAATTTGTGCAATTTTTACTGCATAATCACGTCTTGTTTTTTCATCTAATTGGAAGTCTTCTGTAATAGACTCGTGCAATAATTCATCAAGAGTTTTCTTAGAACCTGCATCTTGAATAAGCATAACTGGGAAATCTTCGTCTCAGCCAAACATTTCACCTAAAGCATACATTCTGTGTCTACCTTCTTGGCCACTGACTTCAGTATTGTCACTGAAGCTAACATATGGAAGAGGAAGTTTCTTACCATATTTTAGAATAACATCTTTAATATGCGTGATTTGTCTCTCATCTGCGCCGATAAAATCGATAATTTCATCTGGTTTCATACCTTGAATTTTAGAACATAATTCAAAGTATTGGGTCGGCGTCATTTCTACTATTTCGTAAACAACCCCATCGTAACCAGCATCAACTGAACCATCTAATAAATCCTGTGTTTCAAAGGTACTTGCTTTTCTGATATCAATAACATCTTTTTCATGAGCATCACCAGTTCCAAAATCTTTAAATTCATGATCATCGTCTAAATATTTAATACCTTCTTCTAAAGACAGACGTTTTTCGATAACTTTATTTTTAAGCTCTTTTAATTTATCTAATAAACCGGCATTTCTAACCTCTTTAAATGCGAGGTTTTCTGGTGAGAATTCACTGCCATCCGTATTATAGATACCTTTTTGTCTCATCTCATAAATATCTTCTAAATATTTATCAATTTCTTCTTCATCATCTGGTATATTGTTGTCAACTTTTTTAATTACTTCCTTTGCTCTGTCAATTCAAGGCTTAGCAAATTCAGCTATTTCTTTTTGATCCACTTCTTTAACATAATCTCGGGTTGGCTCTTTTACCCATTTATCATACATAACAGAATAAATACCATTACTTACCACAGGATTATCTTCAGTTTCAACATAAATTTCTACTGGAATTCCGTAGAATGTTATGTCAAATTTGCTTTCAAAAAGCCTACGATAACAATTATAGAGCTTTTTATGAAGCTGGTCCGGGTGATCAAATTGAGCTGTATCAGCTAAGATTTGTAGATCATCATCACTGTTGGCTGTATATTTATAGCTTGCATTAGTTGCAGTTAAAATAACATCTCTAACCTTTT